CCGATACCGTATCCGCCCCTTGGGCGATTTCTTGAATAATTCCACCAACGGCGTAACCGGAACTGTTTTGCACTGCACCAAGAGCTGCCTCAAGGACCGAACACTGGACATCAAAAAGTGCTGACATCTGGTCAGCCGCATCCGCTGCCTCAACAACAGACGTACCAAGCTCAGGTGTAGCAGAGGGCGCATCCGCCATCTGGATACCGCCATTACCAAAGCCCCAAGCACCAAAGCCAAAAGAACCTTTGTCCCAGCCAATCGTACTAATCAGGGCATCGTAGGGGTAGCCCCCACGCCAAGCGGCATTAAAGTCCACAGCTTCGGAAACAGACGCCCCAATGACGTATATGGACGCCGATAAATCAGCAATGTTGCCGGACTCAAGAATACTGGAGCTGACGGCATAGCCGCCCAAAAGCGACTCAGCGCCCGTAGCTGCCTCTGAAATAGACCTGGGGTAGATCGGACCACTACTGACAAGCTCAGCCCCTGTACCGGCCTCTACGATGGCTGCTGTGAAGTTGTTGCCAGAAGAGTCAAGAAGCGTTGTTAAAGCCGACCCTTCGGCAATCGTAGGGGTAAAAACACCTAAAGCAGAAAGAATTTCAGAGGCAGCTCCACCCTCCGCAACAGTGCGGTCATAGGCAGAGCCACCCCAGCTAGAAGACCCGTAAGGCCCCGAACTCCAACCGCTTATGTCAGCCATTACGCAGCTACAAGTTCATCTTCCGCAAACCAACGGCTATGGGTGTTACCGGCTTCATCCTGCCACTCAACCAAGTAGAAGAAATTGCCATCTTCATCCATACGCAACTTTGCCACCGGACCCTCGGGAACGGCTTTATTCAAGCGAACAGTCTGGCCTTTTTGAAATGTCGTTGCCATTTTTTACTCCTTAAGCGTCAGCAAGGCTGAACTGGTAGGTCACATTCAAGGTGTCACCGTTAACAACGGAACGATCACCAGGAGATTCAAAAGCTGCTACGGAGAACAGGATGCCTGTATTGGTCGAGTTGTCCTGGGTGGCAGTCAAGAAAGCACCGTCAATCGTTACCGTACCGGTAATGCTAAAGCTTGCCACCGTACCGCCTGAAGCAACCGTGTTGGCAATAACCGAAGGATCAGCAGAAGTAGCCGAACCGAAGTCAGCCGTAATACGGTCTGTGCCCGAGTAGTCGGTAGTTTCTGTCCAACCAGCGTGGGAAGCCATTGTGTCGGTCACAGAATAAGAAGGTGTGGGGCTGTTGTTAACCAAGCCAATGTACCAAGCAGCGGTGTAGGAAGTGCCACTGAAGTACTTGTCATTCATGTCTTGGCGACCAGCGTTCGTGGTCAGGTTTTTAGCCTCATCACGCCACTTCAGGTTGCCATCCTTGTCATAGGCTTCAAATACGAAAACGCCACCACCAGCAGCGCCTTCTCCAAAACCGGAAAAACGCTCGATAGCACCGTTCACTTTATCTGAACTTTTTGCTTTAGATTCCATCATTTACTCCTTAAGAAAGTCGGATTAATGCATCCGCGCTGGATGCGGTTGGGAATGTCACGATAAAGCTCGTGGTAGAGGTTTTATCTGACCCAAAGTCTAAAACACAAATGGCTGGATTACTACCGCCAGACTTGTAAATCAACGCCCCCCGCGCAGTAAGAGCGGCAGAGATTGTGGCGTTTTCAAAGCTAATGTAGGCAGTGTTGTTTGAGATGCCTTTTTCGACTGTAAGAGTAACGCCACCTGCCGTGTACCCCGAGGCCGAGACTTCACCGGTTGCTGTATAGGCGGCTGTATCTGCATCTAAAGTCGCACTGTTGGTGTACAACGCCATCTTGACCGTGTCAGTATCAAAGTCAAAGTCTCCGTTAATAAGCCCGGATTTAAAAGAATTGCACGTGTAGTTGCCTGTAAAAGCCAATTTAGTTCACCGTCATTCTGACCTGACCAGACCTGTAAGCATCGCGGCGCTCCATGCCATCACCAAGACGTTTAGCCAGAATCATGGCCTCTTCGTAACGCTTGTTGTAATTAGCAAGAACATCGGCCTCACCCTTCATGTAGGTGTATGCCTCCACCAATGCCCCGTACAGTAAGGCAGAATCAAAGTTATCCCCAAGCCAAGTTGTAGATGCAGTAACGATAGACTCAGGGTAGTAAAAGTAGTGTAGTTCAACGTTGTAAGCAGCATCGGGAGTAGGAGCCAAAAATAAGGAAAGCTCATTCGTAATAACTGGGGGCGTTGAATTTGTCGTGGCTGGCCCAAACAAAGCGTAGTATTTAGGAATACCCGTTGTTGCTGGATTTGGGTAAGCTGCCCTTAAGTAGTTAACGTCTTTGTTAAGCAAATACTCGTAGTTGCCGCTACCGTCAATGACAGCAAGAGAGTAAACAGCCAAGAAATCACCAGGAGCATTGATGTACATGGCCCTGGGGTCGCCAGGGTACGCACTGGTAATTGCCGTTACGTTCTTACGAAGCGAAGGAAACTGGACCGAGTTAAAGATTCTTTCTTCGGCCTGCTGAATAAACGTGTCAATCTGCTCTTTGGACGTAAAGGTAGCCGTCGCAGCACTGGGGTCAGTGAACTGCGTATTTGGGAAGTCGTTCTCGACGTACCCCTTGATGGTTTCAAAGAGCTGAGTGTAGTTCATTTATCCAAGCTTCTTAGAAGAGTTTGTGCCCTTCGTAGCTGCACCCGTGCCACGAGTCTTAACAGTTTGCGTATTGGGTACATTGTTTGGGTAACCTGCTGTGTTCGGTACTGGGACCGGTGTGGGTGTTGGTGGGCATTTGTACATTATCGACCCCTTCCAGAAGAACGCTGGTTCATGACCTTAGCCATGCCCCGCCCGTACTTCTTCATGTCAATGTTGGTTTTTCCGCCTTTGCGCAGACCCTTGTGGGCTTTACTAGCGGGTTTGGAAGCATGCTCCTTGAGCATCTTGGACATAGCCGCTTTATCCATTTTTACGTCTTCATGCTTTGCCATTTTAAACTCCTATGTCGTTGATACCGTAACGGTACCGAGTGTTATACCCAACACCAAATTGTTTGGCGTCAGACCATCTGCATTTGCCTGCGCTCCGCCAACGGGGTTCCAGCCCCATTGGAAAATCCTACTACCGCCAGACTCTGTACCGTCTGGTCCAAGCCCAGATGTGAGGTAGCTGTTGGCATCTGGTCGTGGGTTTCGCACCGCCTGTGGATCTTCCACAGGATACATACCTAATTGTAACTGCGGTTGGTCAGGTTCCCAACACTCTGGGCACACCAAAATGTTGACGTTCTTTGTCTTAATAATCAGCCGTTTTAGCTCTTTCAGGTCATAGCGAAAGTTGCAGCGGTCACACTGCGCAATCGCATATTTGCCTGACGAAAACCGATTACTCACGATATAAACATCCTACGGGGCACCAGACGGTCTGGAGCTTTTTCACGGTCTTCACCAGCCGCCAAATCCCAAGCCTCGTCGTACATCTGCTTTAAAGGCTCCAAACGATTAAGCGCTTCAGGAATTTTCAACGCCAAGTAGTACGCCAGCCCCGACACAAGGCAGGTCAAGAAACGGAAAGGAACATCTTGCGTGTTGACTCCACCACCAGAATCTTGAATACGGCGCATACGCCAGTAAACAAACGTATAGGACTGAGAGCCATCTGGAGCAGGCCAGACATTGATTTGGGGGGCGTTTACGCCTGAAGGTTCTGTCGCTCCCGACTGACGATTTACCCAGACCTGAATAGGGCGTGCCTGTTGAAGCTTGTTGGGAATCGTGGCATAGGTAGAAACACTAATACGGGAAATGGTCAGGTCAGCTTGTGTGGCTGCGTTACCTGCGCCCGTACGAATAACCTGCTCCAAAAGGTCTACGGTGTCTACAGGCAAGTCATAAGTAATCTGCCCTTGAACCAAAGGAATCGACCCTTGCTCAATAGTCCACAGGTTAATGCCACGGTTTGCCCAGTCGGCAAACAAAAGGTTCAGAGAACGCCTAGCCGTACGGTGCTCATAGCCAGTACGCACCTCAACGCCACAGCGCTCGTAAGCCTCTTCGATGATGTCGTTGAGGTCTAAATTAAATGCTGCGGTGCCCGAAGTAGTCACTTCTTAAATCCTTTTAGTGTTGCCGCAAGTCGGGCACGTTGTCCAAGTTTTCCCGGTTTCTTTGCTGCGGAGGCTAACTTGGCGGCGGGGATTTTCTCGCCTTTTTTTACACCAAGGGATTTTCGTAAAGATCCGGGTTTTTTGATTGCCTTCTGTATCCATTTTTCAGCCATTATCGAAACCTCGCTGTTTTCTTTGCAATTCCCTTAGGTTGGGAAACGAACTGCTTACCCGCAGCTTTACCTGCCCGTTTAGCCCTCGTAGTAGCTGCATATTCGGAGGGAGACAAAGACTTAATGGCCTTCTCGGGAAGGTATCGTTCACCAGTAACCGAAGAAGGCTTGCCACTTTTAGTTCTCCACTTTTGGGCTGTCCATTCTTTCAAGCTCTTTTGCGGCTTCTTTAGCGACATTTGTCTCTACCCTTCGCCTTTCTCTGTGTGCCTCGGCAGCAACTAAGATCCAATCAAAAACGTTGCCGTCTTTCTTTGGGTCGTAGACAGGCTTCCTAATCACTTATACCCGCCCCCAGCCGCCTTGTACTTTTTGGCTAAGAGTTGGGCTTTTCTTGCTGACCACTGGCCTGCGGCTGTTCCCTGCGTGGCTGACGCTTTAATCTGTTCAAACAAGCGCTTGCGCATAGAAGGCTTTGTATAAACTCCTGCTTCATTGACGCGAGTTTTAGCGCTTCCTCCAGACTTAAAGACTTGGAATTTGTCTCCATCTTTTCGCCTTTCAGTTTTGGCAGTAGGCATCTTGGAGGCCATCATGGCCCCCATTCCACGCGAGGGCATCATTTGCAGCTACTACCGCCGGTACGCATTTTCTTAGGCATGCCACCGTAAGCCATCTTAGGCATACCGCCAGCTTTCATCTTAGCCATGCCACCAGCTTTCATGCCAGTTTTGCCAGCCATCGCTACGGCTTTACCCTTGGTTTTACCCTTCTTAACAATTCCGTCTGCTGCTTTTTTGTAGCCCATGATTACACCATCCTTCCTTTAGTTTTACCGCGAATAGCACAGCCGTCAGCACGCTTGGAAGCGGAGGACTTAACTGAGCCGCCTTTCTTATAAGTGGGAGGTTCAGCCATGCTCTCAAGCGCTTCGCTTCTTTTAGCTCGCTTAGCTTGCTTAAACCCTTCAAGGTTCATGGCACCGCGCTCTTCAGGGGTTTCCATTTCAACGTCAGCCTTACGAGCCTGAGAGCGGAAATTGGATGCACGATCCATGCGCATTGTGTCCATAACTTTTTTAGCCTCGGGCGTTACTTCCCGATCTTTCTCTTCTTTGGTTTGCGTGGTGTACTTCTTGCCACCAAACTCAAATGTTTTATCGCCGCGTTTACGGGCGGCGGCAAAAGCTGCTCCAAATCCACTTTTCTTAGCCATTTCGCTGCTCCATCATTCGATCAAGTTTGTATTCCAGCCGGTCGAAACGGTCGATCAGCTTCTGCATCTCGGTATTGAGTTCAGACCTTGTGATGTGGTCCCGAGCAACCTCTTCACGCGTACGGTTCAGCAAAATGCCAAGCCGGTTGATTTCGCCAAACTTTTCTTTAAGCACGTAACCCATCACTGCCACTATCAAGGTTAGTGCCATGTTCCATAGCATCATTTCCATTTAGCCGCACTTCCATCGTCTTAAAGATTGGTTAATACGACTGTTGGGATCTTTACGCGTTTCAGGCTTAGCCAATTTCTTCATACCCTCCATTCGAGCACAGAACGACTTACGACGGGCTGCACGCTTTCCGGTGGGTTTATCCTCTGTAACGGCGGTCTGGAGCTTAGAGCCAGGATTAGCACGACGGTAGGCTTTTACGCCTTTCTCCGTCATGCCAGCACCCTTTTTCGTAGGCAAAAAATTACCAGACTTCACAGAAGTCTTTATTCCCATGCCTTTAGCTTTAGCCATGACTTAGCCACACAGAAGAGTGAGTGTGGTTACGTTTGTAACCGTCACAGTTGCGTAGTCATCGCGTGCTTCATTACCCACCAGAATACCTTCAGCAGGCATAAACAAGCTGTCAGCAAAGCTAGCCGCTGAAGTTGGGGTCACGATTTTGTAGTGAGGTACAGACAGGTTGGGGGAGGTAATAACGATGCTTCCTGCCGACCCACCACCAACATAGTACAAACCCTTAATCCGAGTACGTGGGAGAGCCAAATCGGCTGTATACCCAACACTTACGTTGTTAACTGATGTTGCGCTTGCAACAACGCTTGTTACGGAGGAAAAGTACTTAGTTGAAGAAACGGTGTCTGTATCAACGCCTGTAATGGTGTCAGTGCCGATACCGCCATCCGTAGTCTTTCCAACGATTGTTCCTGTAATCGTAAACACCGTCGTTGCGTCGTCACCGCTTGAAGTCACGGATACTTTATACCCATAACCGTTACGGCCCGGCACGTTTGCAGCTAATGTCAAAG